TTTTTTTTTTTTTTTATATTTTGAGGGAAAGCGATCTTGTACCTATCGCTCGATGGAAAATTGACTGGGGGGTATTGATAGAATCGAGGTGAGAATTCTGTATAATCAACAACGTAAGTTGCATAAGCATTGCGCTGCGTTTGCGTACACATGGAAACCAACGGCAAGTACACTATTGGTTCCAGATCATTCTTATGATCAAACAATGCCTCTAGCTCCGACTGCATCTCCAAAGGCACACCGAATTTTTCGGCGACCAACAGTCGGGTTCGTTGTGGGATAACTTCCTCCATAATTTCAGCCAATTTTTTGGTTGAGAACCATTTTTTTGCGGACTGGTACTGCTCAGTTTCGTAAACCGACATGAATCGTTCTATTCGGTCCGTAGAATAGGAACGTGTTACTCTTAATCCATAGAGTGCGAGGTTTCTCAATATGGGGCATTGAGAATATTGGAACAACATCGATATCGATTTCGCTCTCAATAATGCCAGCTTCACCGAAGCCTTAGCTCCGACATACCTCATGTTTGTCCAGCCAAATCCCAAAATTTCTGGGATGGGGTCGGTAATAACGACCTGATCTTCTGGATCAAACACCAGCCCACAGAATGCAATATCTGATAAGTTAGGGTGCTCCGTGATCTCAACTTTAAACCCAAGATCTTTATACTCTTGAGCCGTAGGAAGCCTTTCACCGGCAAGCGCGCCATCATCACCTTCAAATATTCCTGTGCAACCGTGTCTCTTGGAGAAAAAAGACCCCAAAGCGAAATTCATAAACCCGTTACCGAGTGATGTGTTCATTTCTCCTGACATTCGGGCAGATTCGTTCATGACTAAAGTCATGAATTTATACCTACACATTTGTTTACCGGACAAAACTTTTAGCATGTTTTCGAACTCACGCCGTTCCGGGAGGTATTGAACCATATGTCTATAGAATATGAACTCTATCTCAAACTTTGTAGCATTGAAATGTGCTTCACAAGCACTAAAATCAGTTTCTCCATACTTACACCCTAAGTATCCAAGGACTTTGTTCATGTATGCGGGGCGATCTCGAACGGGTATGTATTTCACAAAATGCGGATTCTTGAACATTACTTTTTCTATTTGGTGACAGATCGGTC